CCGTTCGGCGGGAATGTTGACGGGCTTCCTATAACTGATATTCCGTATAACCAATCATCAATCGTATATTTTTTTTCAGTGTAGGGTGGCGGCCCCGCAAAGTCGTCAGTGTCGAATAATGTGCCACGCTCGAACTTGTTATTGGTTGGCAGCTCTGGCCATGGGCTGTAGTTGTATGTATACCGGCTAGATTTAACCGCAAAATTGGAACCTATGTGTTGCCCTACTTCTACTGGATGTATTAACCGATCCCGTCCAACATTTGCAGGGTCATACAAGAACTGTTGCGCATCTATAATTGTTCCAGCGGCATTGTAATCAGTATACCACATTTTCGCACCTACACTTTCCTGCAGCTCACCGCATCTAACAATTGTCCAGGTTCCGTAATGCTGATATATGCTGAAATACTGGCTTAAAATTCGCTCAAGGCAAGTATAACAGTCGTAGAACTCTGTTGCGTTTTTCAAGAATGTGCGGGCATGCAGCCCCGTTTGATTAAAAGTGTCAGCCTGCGAGTTCTGAGTCCTGTCCTGCATACTTGATTCTACAATATTGCTGAATAAACGAACATTTAAACTCAAACCGGTTTTATCGAGAATGGCAATTATGTAATCAATAATTAGATTAACGTTTTTAAACCGGTCGCCGTTAATTTTAGTGAGCGGCACACCCTTAATCAATCCCAATCCATCGACCGCTGACAACGTTATATCATACGGTTTATCCTGAAACTCCGCACGCCCCTCGCCAGGTGTAAGGAACCCAACGAACACAACCTGCCCGTCATCATATGCAATCATTTTCCATTCATCGGCAAACGTCACAATAAAGTCGTCAAATTCTTCAGGGTTATCATCTTCGAGGTATAATACAAGCTTTGCCTCACAGGAAATGATTGTATCGAATTTATCGCCTTCACCTGTTGGGTATTGAACAGCAAATGAGGTTGCCCGTAATGCGGTTACATCATCGGGCACAACATCCTTTTTGTAAAGCTCAACAAGCATCAGCTCGTTAAGGCAATTGAAAAAACTAACGGTATGGTGAAGGTGGTATGCCATTAGAATTTCCGGCCGGCCCTCCTCTCGCCTCTTTTCATGGCCAAATAAAGGCCTTCATTATTAATAATGGGTATAAGTTGCATCTCATTGCCGCCCCCGCCACCTATTGAGCGCAACATTTGCGGCAAACGATCCAGCGGCATAATCACCTCCGGTCGGTGCATTTCTCCGATTTGGCCTATTAAGGGACCGGTTACGATGCCGCCGGTAGCGAATTTGGGAGTATTAAACTTTACGTTTTTAATTGCTGTCCCAACCGCAACAAGGGCTACTCCTACCCCTAATGATGCAGGCCCAAATCCCGCAGATTCCAATATTTTCTGTAACGTAATAACGAGTTTTGAAGCCATTATCATTTGCTTACCTATGTCAGCGATAACGGCACCTATTATATGAAGTATATTTTCGCCTGCTTTTGCAATTCCGCTTGTTATGTCACCTTTTGCCAAGCCCTCGCCGATGCCCTCCCCGAGACCAACAAATGAATCAACTATGGCTGCTTGAAGGATTCCTCTTGCTTTTAATTTAAAAGACTCTGCGGCAGCCTCAAATGCATTAATCAAGGCGGCAGGAGTGTTAAACTTTAATCCTTCTTTTTCAAATTTTATTCTTACTGCCGGAATTGTTATAACTGGTACCTTTTTGTCGAGCCCGGTAGCCTTGGCAATCACAGAATCAATATTACTGGGCAACTCTGCACGGTTTACCTGGCTGAATTTCACCTTCGGTATAGCTTCTAGTTCTATTGCTTGTTGATCGAAGGCCTTTTGAAGTTCTTTTCTGTAACCTTCAATGAGTTGATCCACTTCAGCCTTAGAAAGTTGATTTTTTACCTGGTCCCTGACTGCAATCTTCACCTGTAATTCGAATATTGCCTCCTGCAATCCAACCAATGCAGTTGCATCTTTTGTAATAGCCTTTATTTTTTCAAGAGCATCTAATCTTTTCTTTAATAAATCTTCTTCTTTTTTATCAGGCGTTGAGGTGGCGGATTTGTACTTTAACGATTCGACAGTTGCATCCTTAATTGCATTTGATAGTTCATTGAATTTCGCAGCTGTTGGCGCTAAAGCATTCTGTGCCTGTTTAAGATTTAAATTCAGTGCGTCAATATTGCTATCGAGGACAAACACCCTGTTGCCGGCTTTATCAATAGCAGAAATATTAAGACTTTCTTTGTACCGGCTTAGCGCATCTTTCGCATCTGAAACAGCTTTTGCCTGTTTTACGAATACTGCGCCTATTTTGCCAATTTCAGACTGCAATTCTCTAACAATTGCTTGCTGAATCAAAGCATTGGTATACTCATTAACTAATGGGGTAAGCGATCTCAGCGAATCCTCTTCTAGCTTTAAATCACCGAAATACTCCTTGTTAATGCTTTTTAGTTTCTCTAATGCGCGACCACGCTCTATTTGGCTACGCGTTTCATCTCCCACAGCAGCCGCCAGCGCCTGTACCTGAATTATTTCCCCTTGCGATCCTCCTATGCCTTCAAACGCAGTTTCAGCAGCCGATTTTACGGATTGTAAAAGTTCGGCCAATTTTTGTGCCTCATCTTTAGCGGCTTTTGTCTTACTCGTAAATCCAACAATACCATTTTGGTAAATAAGCAAACCAGATGTCAGTGCCGATATGGCTAACCCGACGCCGCCAAAACCAGTTATAGAAGAGAGAAGTAATGAGCCCACAGATTTACCCGACTCCTTAGCCGCTGCCGAAAGCCTTTGTAAACTCCCTGGAAGTTGCTGAACGTTATTAATTACACCTACGGTTCCAAACGGTAAGTCCTGTATAATTCTACTAAAGTCCTGTACAGCTCCGTTTGCGGCACTTGCTCCTTTGTTAAGATTATTTAAAGCAGCGGTTGTTGCATTAATGCTTGCAGGTACTGTCGGCGGGATTGGAGGGATAAGCCCGCCTGGTGTGATTTTAAATTTCACACCAGCGTCTACATCTCTTTTGAATCGATCGAAAGCTGTTTTAAATTGATTAAAGTCCTGTAATGGCAACCTGCCGCCTAATGTATCGAATTTTGACCCCGCATTAATTGCAGCATCTCCGGCCTGATTAATAGATGCCTCGATCCTGGCCAATGCTGCAGCACTTGCCGCTAGTTCATCGAAACTGTGCGCTGTAGTGCTTACGACATTATTTAGCGTTGTAAGGGCGGTTGTGGGTGCTGCAGCTTCTACCGCTGCGCTAAACTGTTTAACCTCGGCCTTCGCCTGGTTTAGCCCCGCAGTTAATGGCGCTATCTCAGCACCGATATTTACGCTAAATCCCGCCATTGCGTTGTTTGAATTTTTTTAGTATTCGTTCTCTCGCTATTGCAGCCTCTTTTGATTCTTTTTGCAATCGCTCCTGCTGCTCTTGTGCCATTTCTTCCGGCGTAGGATCTCCATCCAGTGGCCAAAACTCGTACGCTGTCATGTTCTCATCTTTCAGATAAGGTTTCGCTGTTGTATATACTAACAGCCTCACTCGCTCGTTTTCAGCCCTCTCATTCCTGTTATAGCCATCGGCGGCTAATAGATATTCCCGATAAGTCAGCCGGCGGTATTGGTCAGGGCAGAGTCCGAGCTCTCCGTAGCAGAAAGATTCGATTTCATCCCATTCAATTCTGTTATCTTTTTTTTTAGCTCCTCTGTCTGCTTTTCTGCCCTCTTCTTGAACCGCTCTACACTTTGGCTGTCCCTAAATGTCTCTGCTACTGTTAACAGTTGCTTTTGAACCGGTTCTTCGTCTACATTCTCTTCCAGCCATTGCAGAAAGTCGCCAATCTTTAATTTAGGCGCCTTTCCGTTTGCTATACAGTTGTTCCAGTACCCGGCATGCATAAGAAATGCAAGGCTTGTATTGCCTACCGTGTTGCCATCGTCGTCAACTATAATACTACCCTCCGTGATCTTCGCCTGGAAGTACTCACAAGCGGGCATAGCAAATAATAATGTCACATCTTCTCCATTCATAAGAATGGAGCAAAGTCCTGAAGTGTTCATATTATACTGTTCTGTCTAATGTGCCTTCGCCGGTTAACGTAAATGAAAATCCCACTAAACCATTTGCTGTGCCGGTAAATGTTACGTTTGTGCATTTGCAGCTACCTGAGTAATAGAGATTGTGCCCAACGGAACCGCTTGTAGGGTTTTGAATTCTCCACAGGAAAGATGTGCCGGTATCCATGTACTCAACCAAATCGTCATGTGAAACTTCATCAGTATCCGGCCTTGTTTCACACACCGCATTACCGGAAGGGTTGAACTCAATTACACCCACCCCTACCTTTTTACCGCAATAGGTATCCTCGGCGGTTACTGGTGTTTGTAACGGGATGCTTATGTCTTTCAAGCAGACCAATACTTTCCAGGTTGAACCATTATCGAACGACAGCTCTATCGGCATATCCTTCGCGTTGATTGTTGAGTTGCTTAGTGGCATCTTTATTTGCTTTTAATAGTTAAGTTAATTTTGTTGCTATGCAGGAAATCTGTAACACCTTTGTTATCTCGTAATAATTAGTCGATAATTCAACCTCTATATAATTCGTGGACTCAAGCAATACATCCGTAAACTCCCATCCTGTTTGCGTTGCCATTCCACCATTTCCCGGTTGATTAGCTGGATATATTATAATCTGCTCGATCTGCTCGCTTATATCGTCCACTATGTCTTTACTTACGCTGGAATATTGTTTACTGGTAATCTCAATCGTCTGTACACAATTCCATCTGAACCGGCGAAAATCAGCAGCATTTACACTAGATTGCTGCGTCAATAGCACGTACTGCTTTTCTTCTTCCACCTCATTGGTTGTTAGGCTATCATAAGTATGAACCGCATTGCCATCGTAAGACAATGCATCCTTGATCGCATCATAAACCCCCATCCTGACAGCCTTTTCACGATTTGCCATAACTCCTCCTTGCTGATTCGCTTATTTTCCGTTTTGTTTCCTCCGATAGCTTTACTCCTTTTCTGTTACATGGACGTTTCTTTGCAGATTCGCTCATTTTCATTCTCGATTCCTCTGATGGACGAGTACCCATTAGTGATTCAGATAAACGCCTTCTATGTTCCTCTGAACGTTCCGCCTTCTTTCTGCCACGAAATACTTCACTTAATTTTTCGCCAAACGCCTCAGGCATTTTACGGCCTTTATTCCATGCTAATTGTCCAATACTACTTTCACTCATCAATTCTTTCGATTCGGGATGTTGAATGCAATTTTTGCCACCAGACTGCAAATTCAGCATATCAACTCCGCAATCCTTATACTGCTGTATGTAAAGTTGTTCATACTTGTCAAGCGTTTTATTGTCAACGTCATCCGGCAATTCATGCACTATAGAAAATAAATGACTTTTCCGGCCATATCTATTAAATGATCCAGACAGATTCCTAATTTTTGTAACCCTCCCATTATGCGAACCTTTTCTTTTTAAATAATTCCTGGTTTGGCCTATATACACTTGCCCAACCGGATTTGTTATTTTATATATACAGGTAATCCTGTTCATGCCTTATTGTTATTTATAATTTGTTCAAGTCTTCTTTGTAATAATGGTGTCTCATTCAGCATCGCCGGAAAGAAAAAAGGCCTTGGCTTTATACCTACCAACATAATGTGGTGAAATATGAAATAAGCCGTTTCCTCATAACTCAATAGCTTGTTCTTGCCCGCTTTTTTGCCGCTCTTAAAAACCGACGCACTTTCGAACCTTATACCCTTTCGCTTTACCCAGGCGGTTATAAATGTTAACGCCTGTTCCGCGGTACCACTTGACTTTGCGGCACTAAACTGGATTCCCAGCTTTTGCACCTCTGGTGGTATTTTGCGCCTGCTCTTCGTACCAAACTCATCATAGCCGCTATATTCGGCCTGGCTGAAATATTCAAAGAGCGTTTTGTTTACCTCTTTATAATTAATCC